GGTAAAACGGGTGTGGGAAACTATCCCTGACGGCATTTAGTAAGTCGGACCTGCTCTGGTGCATACCTCTTATTGCCAAAAGCTTAAAGTTGCATTATCCAAAAAGGCTAACCAGAAGGTTTGTAGGAGTACCTGCTGTCGAGAGTACCTTGTCTAGTTCAGTGACCTAGCTTGGGAGAGCGCTGACAATAGGCGGAGTCTATACGCGTGTAGGGCGTCGAAAGGGTAGGAGCAGCCTGAAACCTGGTTAAAATATAAAACACATGAATAAAATGACTATACCTGCTTACAACATTAGCGGAGAACCTCCTGCACGGAAGGTATCCTTCCAATCTTTGTCCGATCTATTATCAGCCCTAGAACTTATTTTGAATACGCATTCTGATAGTATCATGAATAATGATCTTCAGGCGGTCTTAACATCCATGCATTCGATGTTAACCACTTCTTTACAGGGTAATCCGACCGGTACCATTGGTCACTATAAGCTGCTATCGAAATATTTCTTAGACCTCGTGAGAGGTAAGAAGGGTCCGAAAGGTGATTTTACCACACGACAATGGGATTCTACCCATGCACTTCCTTCGGCTATGGTTGATCTAGTACTCTGGTATGAAAAGTATCTACCAGCTAAGGGTCCAACTACTGATCCAGCATTTTGGTTATGTCTACAAGTTATCACAGCATTTTTGAATGGTCATAGGGTTATCGTCACCCCAAAGAACGAGAATACAAGTACTATTACTGCTAAGTGCTCAGTTGAGGAGCTACCTAACCTAGGTGATAAGTGGGCTTCAGCCATGGAACGATTAGGCATTAAGCCAAAAGAGTTCCAGGCGATATACGAGGCGCAATGTTCCAAGTTCAAGTTTAACATAGCCACTGCGGGCGGGCCGAATGGTCAAGCTACCTGGTCTGCCGATCTAGATGCTAAGGCTATACTAGCAGCCCCTTCTCTTTTCAAGTCCATGCACGAGTTCGCCAATTTATCCAATCTTTCACGGATCACAGCTGCCTTGGTTGCTTGCGCTCCGACTCCGTTGGAGCTAAATCCTGGACACCGTGAGGTGGTCCTATTAGGGAGAATTCATTCAATCGAGGAGTGGGGTGGTAAAACGAGAATGGTTGCTATCTTGGATTACTGGACTCAATCTCTACTTACTCCGTTACATGAAACCGTTGCCTACTTTATTAGAAGACTAGAGCAGGACGGAACTTTTAATCAACAGAAGATTATAAGTAAAGTCCAAGGCTGGACTTCTGATCTTGAAAACAAGGTAAATTCTTTTGATTTGACCGCGGCCACTGATAGGATACCTGTATCCATACAAGTGGACCTTCTGACGTACCTATTCGGGTCAGACAAGTTACCAAAGTTATGGGCCAAGATAATCACAGACCGTGAGTTCATGGATCCGTCAGGTAAGTTAATTAGATACGCTGTAGGACAGCCTATGGGTGTCAAGTCTTCTTTCCCTATGTTAGCCCTTATACATCACGCCATAGTCCAGTTGGCGGCCATTGAAGCAAAGGTAGAGAGATATTCTAACTATGTTATTCTAGGCGATGATAATGTTCATAATAATAAGGCTGTATCGGAGAGATATAGACTTTTAATGAATTCTATCGGAGTCGAGATCAATAACTCGAAATCTGTACTTCAGGCTACTGGAATGTTACCAGCTGCTGAGATCTGTAAAAGGGTATTTATTAACGGGAAGGAGTTAACTTCTATCCCTGTTAAGGCCCTAGTGAAGACCGTTCGTTTCGGTCATCTTTCTTCTACTTTACAAACTCTGTTCGTCGAACGAGGTTTACCAGTGTCTCTGGCTATGATGCCTGAGTTCTTTGCAGGTTTCATCGATAAACGATCACTGCAAGGACTTCTACTCTTGAATAAGGTACCTTCTGAGGTATCAGGCCTGCCGCAACGTATGGACGTGTCTACTATACAGGAGTTAGATTACTCCAAATGGTTCTCTAATTTGGTTCTAACGGACGAGGTTATCATCCATGCATTTACTTTTGCTCTGGTCTCAGAGCAGTTGAAAAGAGTGGACGGACTCCTCAGAAGTACTATGCTGATGTCAGAGACCATTAAAACTATGGCTAGACCGGATCCTAAAACAATGTGGCCCGTACAATTATTTGAATCAATGAATGAGACTGAGAGAGCGAAAGCTATCAGTAAGTTACCGGAACTAACGTTCTCACATCCTATCGTTCACGCTTCTCAGGCTGAGCTTGAGAGAGTCGTAAGTCATCTAGCTGCGCTTAGAGCTGGATCTGTTGCTATGCAGCAAAAGGCCAAGGTAGGTTTACTCGACCTACTGCGGAATAACCTATCTGAAATTTGGATGGGTGAAGCTGAGAAAGCCAACACGGTCAGACGTTCTATATTCAACGCTATGTTGGCCGTTCTGAAAAGAATGGACTCTGTTAAACCAGCTGAGGGTAAGGCCCGTTCAATTGAATTCTCGATACAGTTGACTTACGTTCAACGATCGTGGTCTGTATTCTGGGAACTAGGCTCAGCTCCTCGTCTTAATGCGGTCAAAACCAAAATCTCGGTTAATTCAAAATTGAATCGAACTAAATTAGATATGACGTTCCAGGGGTCAGATATCAAGAACATAAGACTGTAGATACGTGTAACCTATCTAGATAGGCTAGGGAAGATCAAC